CCATTGGTTGTATGCCGATCAAAGTCGGGGGGAGCACATTTGTTTTGCTTCTTAAAAGAACCCACACAAGCAAAGATATTCAGAGAATATTTAACTGAGATTGCAGGTGCTCTTGGTTATGCCAAGGCAGAAATATTCCCAAAGCAAGACACAATATTATCTGAGAGAGGTGACGTAGGTAATTTTATTAATCTACCTTACTTCAAAGCAGAACAAACAATGCGATATGCCTTTGATGACGAAGGCAATGCCGTAACCTTAGAAGAATTTTTAAAAACTGTAGAAAAAAAGAAAACATTAGTATCCGAGTTAGAGGGTGTTAAATATGGAGATAGTAGAGAACTATTTACAGACGGGCCGCCTTGTTTACAAAACTATGTGGCAACGGGTGGAGTTACAACGAATAGAAACATTTTTTTATCGCAGTGTGCCCCTTATTGTAAGGGTAAATACTCTGACAGTTGGAAGAGTTCTCTGGAAGAAATAAATCAAAGGCACTGCTCTCCACCTCTACCCGCGAGTGAATTGGTCAGCTTACAGAGTCAGTATCAGAAGAAAGATTACTTCTATCAATGTAACATCGAGCCTAACGCATCCTTTTGTAATAAGGAATTGTGTAAGTCTAGGAAGTTTGGTGTAGGGGCGAAGTCTGATCATGCAGCTGATCTTAGTGGACTAACAATTATGTTATCTGATCCCAAGCTCGTCTTTCTTGACGTGAACGGGGGCAGGCTAGAGATAACAATGGATCACTTACAGAATCAGCATCTGTTTCAGAAAGCATGTATGGAACAACTTATGATGATGCCTTCAAAGATGAAAGAGGTGGATTGGGTAAACAAGGTAAATGAGATGTTAAAAAAGGCTGTTCAGTTAGAAGTGCCACGGGAACTTACAGTGGATGGACAGTTTTATGATTTGCTTGAAATGTTTTGCACGAGTCGAATTAAGGCACAATCGTCTGAAGAACTCTTGATGGGTAAACCGTGGACAGAGGGCGGTAAGACCATGTTTATGATTAACGGACTTATGGAGTTCTTACGGCAGAGAAACTTTTCATCGTACACACGGGCACAGATACAAGAGCGATTGAAAAAGTTAAATGAGGATACGGATTGTAATGGTCATAAAAGTATTCGTAAACCCGATGGCTCAAGATCGACGATTAGAGTGTGGTGGATTCCGGCATATGAAGGGGTGGAGGAGAAGATAGAGGTAGCACAAGATGACATACCCTTCTGAGTTAATACTAGGTCCCCCAGGGTGTGGTAAGACACATACCCTCATTGAGATCGTCAGAGACGCTCTCTCACGGGGTGTAGAACCCGATAGGATTGGTTATGTATCTTTTACCAAGAAAGCCGTCACAGAAGCCGTAGAGAGGGCGGGATCGGCATTTAATCTTACACCAAAGAGCCTACCGTATTTTAGGACGCTTCATTCTCTTGGCTACAGTGGTTTAGGTCTGTCTCAATCAGATTTAATGGCTCGTGAAGATTGGAAGGAGTTCTCCCGAATGATGGGTATGAACTTTGATGGAATCATAGTTAGTGACGCTGATGATGGACTAATACTACCACAAGGTCGAGATCATGATCGGTATCTTCGTATGATTGATCGGGCTGCTCTTCGATGCGTTACTCTTGGAGAGGAGTACAATGATCAACGAAACTATGATCTAGACTTCTTTATGCTTTTTAAAATCTGGAGAGGATTACAAAAGTATAAATCAGATTACGGTAAAGTATCGTTCACGGATATGATATCGGGTTATGTTAAACAAGGAAGTGCTCCTAAATTAGAAATACTGATAGTGGATGAGGCACAAGACCTTGTTCCGTTGCAATGGAAGATGGTAGAAGTATTAGCACAAAACTCAGATAAAACGTACTTTGCGGGGGATGATGACCAAGCCATTCACAGATGGGCGGGGGTTGATGTAAACTTATTTATGAACTGCTCACAAAATGTACGCACATTGAAGAAGAGCTATCGGCTACCACGATCAGCATACGACTTGGCTAACTCCGTGGTCAAACGCATTCATAATAGAAAACAAAAAGCTTTTGATCCGATGGATCGTGAGGGCACTGTTAATTTTCATATGGACACATATAACCTTGATATGAGCCAAGGTTCGTGGACATTAATGTCTCGAACTAATTCTTTTGCCCGTGATGTTGCAGCAGACCTACGGGATCAAGGTTTATTCTATGAGATCAAAGGCTATCCAAGTGTAAGGTTAGAGGTAGCGGAAGCGATAAAGATATGGGAAGGATTGCAAAGAGGAGATCAGATAGGACTTCATGAGGTCAAACAGTTGTACCAGTTAGCACCTAAGTCTGGAGACGGAGCCGTAGTCAAACGGGGTATGAAACAATTGTTAGAGGTAGAACCCGTAGACAGCACTTATACATATGATAGTCTAGTTAAAAACTTTGGTCTTCTGGCAGACAAAAATATTGAGGCGTTAGACATGCTCCGTTTAGGCGTAGATGAAAAACATTATATTCGTGCGTTACGTCGAAGGGGAGAGATATTGACAGAGCGACCAAGGTTGAAGGTATCTACATTTCACGCTATGAAAGGAGGAGAAGACGAGAATGTGGTGGTGCATCTTGATTCAACTAAGGTATGCGTAACGAATCCAGATCAAGATGACGAGCATCGCGTTTTTTATGTGGGATTAACAAGAGTAAAAGAAAACCTTCACATAATAGAATCACAAAAAAAATATAGGTATGACATATAATGATAAAAAGAAAAGACGTACTAGAACGAGCAGGTGATCTAATATCTAGCGAACGAGCTACGATATACGGAGACGCACAATTAAACCATGAGCGTATCGCACAGTTTTGGTCAGTAATATTAGAACAAAAGATTACAGTAGAACAAGTGTACCAGTGCATGATTGCCGTAAAGATGTCAAGGTTGATCAACTCCCCCAAACATTTAGATTCATGGGTCGATATTGTCGGCTATGCTGCCCTTGCAGGAGAAGATAACGAATGGGGGGAAGAAGATGGCGAAGGATAGAAAAGATAGCAGTACTATAAGTTTTGAAGAACGCATGATGATGGACACTCTAGACGTTAACTGGAATATACCACCAGAGTTTCCAGACCTAACAAACTGTAGACAGATAGCCGTAGACTTGGAAACTAGAGATCCAAACATACGGGACAAAGGTCCAGGGTGGGCACGAAAAGACGGAGAGATTATAGGTATCGCCATAGCCACGGGGGACTACCAAGGGTACTTTCCGATTCGACATGCTAATGGTCATAATCTTGATCCTAAAATGACCTTGAAATGGTTTAAAGATCAGATGAACACCCCTCACATAGATAAGATTATGCACAATGCAACGTATGACGCGGGATGGCTAAGAGCCGAGGGCATTGAGATTAAGGGCACGATCATAGATACAATGGTTGCTGCTCCCTTGGTCAACGAGAATAGATTCAGTTACAGCCTAAACAATCTTGGTCGGGACTACATAGACATGCGTAAGGACGAGAAGATGTTACGAGCTGCGGCAAAAGATTTTGGTATAGATCCCAAGAGCGAGATGTGGCGACTACCTCCAAAGTTTGTAGGACCTTATGCTGAACAAGATGCACTCATGACACTGAAATTATGGGACAGATTGCGTATAGAAATAGATATGCAGGAACTAAATACGGTCTTTGGGTTAGAGACAAAACTTATACCTATCTTACTTGATATGAGAACAAAGGGTGTCCGAGTTGACCTTGACAAAGCAGAACAAGCCAAGCAAACACTCAAGGCTCGTATAGTAAAACTAAAAAAGTTTATAAAAGACAAAACGTCCGTGGATATAGAACCGTGGGCAAATGCGTCCGTAGAGAGCGTATTTAAGGCACTGAACCTTAACTATCCCAAAACAGAACTTGGAGCACCTTCTTTTACAAAACAGTTCCTACTAGCTCATCCTCATGAAGTTGCCCAGGCTATTGTTAAACTACGCGAGGCAGATAAAGCCGATAGCACTTTTATTGACAGCATACTTAAACATGAATATAAGGGACGGATTCACTGTGAGTTCCATCAATTGAGATCCGATGATGGGGGGACTGTCACGGGTAGGTTCTCGTCGTCGAATCCAAATCTACAACAGATACCTGCTCGTGATCCAGAGATTAAGAAACTAATCCGTGGCTTATTTATACCCGAAGAGGGACAGAAGTGGGGTAGCTTTGATTACTCTTCCCAAGAGCCAAGGCTACTGGTGCATTACTGTTCGGTCTTAGGAAGACATGATAGACACCCCATGATTGATGAAGTGATCGAGGAGTATCACAAGGGGGACGCTGACTTCCATCAAATGGTTGCTGATTTAGCAGGTATTTCCAGAAAAGAAGCAAAAACTGTAAATTTAGGAATTATGTATGGGATGGGCGTTGCAAAGCTAGGTGCTCAACTAAGCCTTAGTACAGAGGAAGCAAAATCTTTAATGACAAAGTATCATGAGCGTGTTCCTTTTGTTAAGCTTCTTGCTGACAGAGTTATGCAAAGGGCAGCTGACAACGGTAAAATTAGAACAATAGCGGGTCGATTATGTCGGTTTGATTTATGGGAGCCTAAGACTTTTGGATATAATAAGCCTATGAAACATGAGGATGCAGAGAGGGAGTACGGGCCGCAAATCCGTAGGGCATTTACATACAAGGCACTTAACAAACTAATCCAAGGTTCGGCAGCTGACCAAACAAAGAAGGCGATGGTGGATTGCTACGATGAAGGTCTTGTGCCATTGATTACAGTGCATGATGAATTGTGCTTTTCTGTTGAAAGCGATATACAAGCACAGAAGATTAAGAATATAATGGAGACGGGATTAGAGTTAGCTGTACCAAGTAAAGTTGACCAAGATATTCAGTTGAATTGGGGAGATGTCGAATGAAGTTAAGTGAACCACATAGTAATCCAGACGTAAGGATTATAAGCTTGGGGGCAGGTGTGCAAAGTACAGTTATGGCTCTAATGGCAGCAAAAGGTGAATTAGATCCAATGCCCGATTGTGCTATATTTGCTGACACGGGATATGAGCCTCAAGGTGTATACGATCATCTTGAATGGTTAGAGAAACAATTGCCCTTTCCAACATACAGAGTTAGTAGCGGTAATATAAAATCGGATATACAAAAGGGTGTAAACACCACTGGAACTCGTTTTGTAGCCATGCCCTTCTTTACCAGAGAGGGCGGTATGGGTATGCGTCAATGCACAAATGAATACAAGATTGTGCCTCTGAAGAAAAAAACTAGAGAACTTCTTGGTCTTAAACCAAGACAAAGAGCCAAGGACGAAGTGTCGGAAACATGGCTTGGTATTTCATGGGACGAGATGCAAAGAATGAAAGAAAGCCGAGACAAGTTTATTTACCACAGATTTCCATTAATAGAAAAACAAATGCGTAGACATCATTGCATGACGTGGTTTGAGGAGCACTACCCTGGTAGGTCACTAGCAAAAAGTGCATGTATTGCGTGTCCCTTCCATAGTAACGACTTATGGAGAGACATGAAGATTAATGATCCAGAGTCTTTTCAAGATGCTATAGAGTTTGATAGAGATATAAGGAAACTACCTACCTTTGAACAAGAACAATATGTTCATAGGTCATGTAAGCCTTTAGATGAGGTAGATTTTGAGAACGCAGAAGATAAAGGACAGCTATCGTTTCTTGATGAATGCGATGGTATGTGTGGCGTTTAACGATTAAGTGCTTGAGCTAGTGCTTGCGTTGCGGGGTCTGGATTCACTATCGGATTAGTAGGATCTACACTTGCTGCGGGAGTTCCTGCAAAAGCACTCTGCACATTAGGAACAGCTTGTGATACTCGCTGTACTAAAGGATTAACAAAACTGGTTACGTTTTGTCTTTGTTCTGGACTTAAATTAAGAGGCCCTTGTTGGCTAAGACCGAGTTGAAGATTTGTTTTCTGAGCAGCTGTATTAATATCTCTCAAAGCCGTTGAAATAACCTCTGCCCCAGGCTCTCTTGAGGAGGTCATTAACTTTAGTACACCTGGCTTTCTGAGAGCCATCGACATGAACGTATAATATCCCAAGGCAGGTAGAGTAGCCAGAGGAGCCGTTAGAACTCCAAAGATAGTTAGTCCAAGAGCAATGGTCGGAGCGGCAAGACCCCCTTTTCCTTTCAGGGGTTGGTCAGAAGATCGGATCATGATATCAGCCAGTTTATACATGGAGTCGGACTGTTCTTTTCCAAACATTGCCTCTATGGTTTCTCTACCATAACCATCTAGACTTTCAAAAAAATCTCGTCCCACCTTACCCGATAGGAAATCATCAGCAAATCTAGAAGAGTTCACATCTGTTACAGATCGTAGAATCCTTGCCATAGCTGCATCTCTCACATCTTCTACAAGATCCTCATGATTCGGTAGTGATCGAGTCTGATCTCCAACTCTTATTTTGTTGTCCATAAACTGACGAATACGGTCTGGTCTGTTTCTTCTAAAGAGTTTATCAACTATCTCATCTTCATCTGCTCTAGCTAGAGATCTAAACAGATCATTATCAGAAACTTTTTTCTGTGTTTCTATTGCTTCTTTTAATCCCGTTATTGCTTGGCTTAGAGGTCTGTTTGCAAATTCTTGCATTGTTTGTTCGCTAAATTCTGCACCCGTTGACCTAAATAATTTTAATAATTCGTCTAGTTCCTCAAGTTCTCCTCTGAATAAGACATCTTTGGTGGCTCCTAGTTTTTCTATTTCTCTTTGAATTTTTATACCATCAAAGACAAACTCTCCGTCTTTAAGATTTTTTACTTTCAGATTCTGGTTCATTAATCGAGTAATCCAAGCAGAAGCTAATTGTTTTCTTAGATCTTCCGCTTGTCTGCCACCTTGCTCAATAACATCCTTGCGTTTTGCTCGTTCAGCTTTTGCTTTTTGTATCCGTGCGTTTAAACTTTTACCTTGCTTATCTAATTTTGTTTTACCAGTTAGTGGATCTACTTTAAAAAGAGGTCTTAAAATTTCTTCTGCTTCATCAATGCTATACTCCACTTCGTTAAAACGAACTTTGGGTTCTTCAAGCTCTATTCCAGGTACCCTTGGAACACCTCTTGCCTCTTTCAAGAAATCTTCTAAATTTTTAGGATCATCGTTTTTAACAACATAATTTAATACACGAGAGGCGTTCATTTTTTTCTTACCGCCTCTTGTTTCCTTAAATATTTTAGCTGTAATTGTTCTATCAAATCGACCTATGCCATCAGCATAAAACTCACCCGTTTCTCGAAGAAGTTGTAATCCTTGAGTTAGTTCGTTAACATCTCCATCAATTCTTAGCGTATCTGTAATCTTAGGCTTCACTTTTGATCCAGGAGGAAACCCTTTCAAAGAGTCAACAGCTATTCGTAATTTATCCTCTGCATCAGAAAAAGATTTTGTTAAGGTATCTCTTATAACGCCAAAGTCTCTCGCCTTTAACTGTTGAGAGAACCTAGGATCATAGTTCAATTGTGTAAGAATATTTCTTAATATCTGTCCTTGTTCTGGAGACACATACATTTCCTTACGAATAAGTTCTTTGTATAAAGCTTGGTCTTGTGCAATCTTTTCTTCTGATTTTCCCTTGGTATCTCGTAACCGTTTAAAAAAGCCTTTTTCATACTTAGTGCTTTCTAATCTTTTAATCGCCTCTGCTCTCGCGTTTCTAAAAATATCGGAGATACCTTGTTTATTAAAAATATCAAACATTTCTCTTGTAGCGAATTGTTCATCAATAACTTCTTGAACTTGACCTAAAGGTATAATCTTATTGTTTCTCCCTAGTTTTTCAGAAGCCATCTTGTACAATTGGTCTACTTGCTCTCTAAAAATATCATTAGAAATTTTTAAAGTTTTCAAAGCTTCCTTTGGTAAGTCCACATCTTTTTTGAGAGGAGCAATAATCTTTTGTAACTCTGATTCAATCTCATTATTTAAAACTCTTCTAGCCTCTGTTACCGCTTCGCTTGAATCCATATATATTCTGTCAACATCTTTTTTTAACAATCTATTTAAATTAGCAATGTTACCCTCTGCAACAGATCCTAGCTCTCGTAAGTCTTTCATAGCTTGATTAATATTATTTTGTGCCGCTTTTTTGTTAGGTATAACACCCTCATAAACAGCTTGAACACGGCTAAGAATGGAGAACGCTCCAGGGGCAGCCCCCTCAATTGTTGGTAAATATCCCGCCTCCAAGGCTTCTCGACCCCCTACTTTAGCTAACTCAGCCTCTCTGCTTGGACTTCCTTTAAATAGTCTTCCTGCTAAACCAGAGATAAATCTCCCTACGCCTTCTCCCGCAAAACCTATACCCGCTTCAATAATAGCGTCTCTGGTAATCTCTTCCTTTGTTTGCCTTTGATACCCTTGAGCAGATTCAATAGCCTCATCAGCCACTTTACCAAGACCCATTGATATACCAACGGCTGTCATAGCAGGCAAGGTACCTAACCCACCAGTCAAGAAACCTGCAACTATTCCTACCCCTAAAGGAAGACCTGCTTCTCCAACAAAATCTGCTACGTCATATCGACTAATCCCCTCTTCATCAATAGCTACCTCTGGGCCATCACCTAAACCTAGCTTCTTACGACCTTTCTTAGTAAGAATAAAACGACCCCCTTTATCTAAACGGAAGCCATCGGCTCCTACTTTATCTTTTAAGTATGCTGTTTTTTCTTCCGTTAGTTCTTTATTGGAAAGTCCCATCCGTAGAGAAAGATTCCTAACACCCGATGTGTAGTCTACATCTTCATCTTTTAACTGTTCATCAAATAAAGTTTCCTCTTCTTTCAAAGGCTGCATAGTAACGGGATTTATACCCGCTTTTTTCAAAGCAGAAGTATATTCTCTTATTTCTGCAGCGGAGGCAGTCGCTAAATCAATCTCTGGAACGGGGGTCGTGGGGAGAGTAGTAGTGGTCGTGGCTCCTAACTGCTGTGCTTTTTCTGGATAAAACTGAGCAATAATCGCTCTTTGTTCTAATTCTGTTGGTGAGTCTCCTGCTATTCTGACTTGTTGGACTCCACTAGGTGTTCTTACTTTTATAATACCCATTAGATTGTTATATCCCAGATACCGTCATCTCCTAAATTCATACTTCCCAAGGTGAACCCTTCTGCACCCGTGCCCCCAGGAGCAAATATACCTGTTCTTTTTATAGGATCAAGAGCAGAACTTCCTATTCTTTGGTCTGGAGTTAAAAGGTAAAGCATTTGATTTTCTATAGCTGTCATTTCTGTTAGTGCACCTACTTGAGCTTGCCGAACTGCTCTTAATCCATTTTGTAAAGAATTGATAAATTTTTCTTGTGTAGTGGTAGCAAAGTTAAAAATCCCTGGTTCATCCCCCTTTTGGGTTATAATACCACCCGATATAAAAGATTGAATTAAGAGACTCACATCTCTGTCTGAGATAGAGTTAGCCGATTGTGTCTCTCCAAGAGTTGCAGGTATCACCGATTGTAATGCAGCGGTTAAATCTTGTACTGTAAGATCTCTTGTATTCCATCCGGCAGGAGCGTCGTATCCAAAAAGAGCAGTAAATCTTGCTCCTGCTGATTGTAATGCAGGACCTAAACCCACAACATCGGGTGCTCTTTTTATCACAGATTCTATTAAGGTTCCTGCTGTTTCTGCCTGTGATGCTTTTCTATGTAATGCAGCAAAATCATCAACAAAAGCTTTTTGCTCAGTTATAGTCATAGATTTCATCTCAAGTAATTTTTTAGATAAAGCCGCATTATTCTTTAAACGAGCATTTAGAGCAGACTGGTTTGCTGTGAGCAATTTTTCTGAGATTAATCCAGGTGGAAGTTTGCCACCATTATTAAAGTAATCTTGATTAGATATTCTAATTGATTGACCAGGTTGATAGGTAGTGCCCTTCCACGTTACTGGTTTATCTCCAACAGCAAATTCTGTAAAAGTTCTAGCGTCAGCACGAGCTTGTGTTCTTTGCTTACTTATTTCTCCAAGACCATATTGAAGAGCAGACAACTGTACTTGACGATTGAAGGCATCTCTTTTCGCGTTATCTGCAATAAACATGTCGGCTCCATCAGATAAGGCTTTTGCTATGTTTGTTATTGCATTAGGACTTTCACCCGCAGCCATCGCAAAACCTATCTTTGCTATAGCCAATCCTCTATCTAATCCTTTGTATTCTGGAGCATTGTCCGTGAATTCTTTCATTAATTGCTTCAAGGCACCTTTTGTTCCAACTCCAGTTTTTACAACATCAGAAATTTGGTTCTTGACATTGTCCACATTACCTTCACCATCTAAAACTTTTTTACTTTCTGCAGCTAACTTAGCTTCTGTGCCTTGATCTGCGGTAACACCAAGCGTTCCTGTTTCTGGAAAGCTTTCTGGTTTCTCTCTCCTATTTGGATCGGGCGTTTTAGAAGGCTCTCCTTGAAAGTATTGATCTTTTGTTTTATCTTCTTCGGCTCTGAAACGAAGTTGTTCTTGTATTCTTGCAGCTTCAGGATCAATGTCTATTCGACCCGTTCTAATGTCCTCTTGCTTTCTAAAAGCTTCTTGTTCCTTTAATCTTTCTTTTTCTGCTTCTTGTGCTTCCTCGTCAACAATACTAACTTTACGCTCAAGATCACCAAAACCCTCTGCTCGAACTTTTTTCATAGCCTTTATTTTGTCTATAGGAACTCCTAATTCCTGTAGACGCTCATCACTTAAACCAGAACTTGCACCCAGAGCTATAATATTAACGCCCTCTGGCATAGGTATAGTTCCTGCTAATATGCCCTCTACACGTTTCGGATTTGTTTTTAGTATAAACTCCCCTGTTTTCTTTAATAAATCTGCGGTCACTGTCCCTGGAAGCAAGGTATATTTAGCTATTTCTCTTCCTAAAATACCTAAATTCTTTTCTGAAGTATTCTCCCCTGGTTCTGCGGGTTGTGATAAAGCGTTCATGAGAGCTTCTGACGCTTCAAAAAAAGGAGTGCCTGTTTCATTTCGTATAAACTCTTCTACTTCAGTCTTTGAAACATTGGGTGTTTCTAAAAATTTTATTGAATCTGCTTTCTGTATAATTTTATTTAACTTTTGTCGTGCTAGTAACTCTTCTTCCGTTAGATCAAAAGCTCTTTGTGTTTGAAAATTTTGTCCCGATAGTCTGGAAACGTCTGTAGGTTCAGTGAGTCCGGGTTGAAAAATATTATATTCTTGTCCAAGAATATTTTTTTTAGTTTGACCAAAACTAAATAAAGGATCCTTTTGACTAACAACTGTTTGAGATCTAGTGCCAGTTCTTTTCGGAGGATTGCCTAAAGATTGAAGAAAAGCTGAACGTATCTCTGGACGCATATTTCGTATTTCAGACAAGATATCTACGCCTCCACCAAACTGATACTTAGCCACCTCTTGTATCAACGGCTCAGACGATGCCATGATACCGCCCATGTTACGAAGTTTATTCCGTGCATCACGTCTAAACATTTTTCTATTTGTTACGCTCATTACACTAAACTTCTAAAAAAGTTGCCATCATCGGCTTGGCTTAATCCATATATGCCCGTGGCAAGTCCCCCTATCTGAGATATGAGACTTGGATCGGGAGCCGTGGTCTGCGTAATCGTTGTACCAGAAGACGGCACTCCTCTAAATATATCGGATAGGAATCCTACCTCTTTGAACGGTTGACTTTGCCCCGCTAAGAACGACTGTAGTCCACCCGATAAAATGGCTTGGTCTTGCTGTTGCTGTAATCCACCTAGACCTAACAGCATATTTATGTCCTTGCCCATCAAGCCTTGTGCAGCTTCACCAAGAGACGCTTGCTGTATACCCAATCCACCGATACCCGCACCAAGTTTACCCATGCCTTGACCTAGCTGTCCAAATAGCTGTCCCGCACCGAGTTTTCTCTTTTGTTGATCTTCAAACGCTTTTTGTGCTTGTGCTTGTGCTTGCCTAAATCCCGCACTTCTAAGCTGTGCTCCTAATCGAGCAGCTTGCTCTCCTGCTGTTCTACCTAATTCTGTTTGAGCAATCATCTCTCTTGAACCACCAAAGGCTCCTCGTCCCGCAGCTTGACCCGATAATCGATTAGCTTGTATCTGGCGTTGTCGCTCTATATCATCTTGTAACCTAGCCACAACCTCTTCTTGGTACGGATCCATAAACGCCTTATACGACTGTGGATCATACGCACCCGTAGCTCCACCTATCTGTCCCGCACCCATTCGTGTAAGATCGGCTCCCTCGCCTAATGTCGTTACACCACTAGCAAGAGTCTTGGCTCCTTCCTCAAGCATAGGCTGATATGCACCTATACCTTGTGTGCCTATTTCAATAGCTTTTAGCTGTGCGGGTGTTAAGGCAGCAACAAAATCTTCGTACTTTGGAATCTCTTGACCCGCCCCCGCTACAGATTGTGCCGTGGCAAGTAAGTCTTTTAGATATTTTTCTTGATATTCGGGAAGGACGGTATCCGTTTGTTGAGTGCCAGTTTCTGCCATTAAGCGACTCCCTTTTCAAGATTATTCATTAATGAATACATCCTTGCTGCACCTTTTTCTCTGTCACCACCACCTGCGTTGCGTACCGCTTTTTCGGTCATAACAAACTCTCCGTCCGAGAGCCGTGCTTCTTGTACTTTTTGTCCGTTCTGAAAGATACCTGCTTTTACGTCGTCACTACGACCAGTGCCAGGACCTTCTATGTATCCACCCGCAGCAGCAGACATGATGCCTACGCCTTGTTCATCTGCTTCTTTCTCTTCAAGAGTCATGTAGCGTTTATTTGTGATCGGACTGTAATAAGGCATAACGACCACTCCACCCTCATAATCGGGTAATCGCTCTCCTTTTTCAAACATTGGTCGAGGTGGTTCTTTTTTTTCTGCCATACCCGCAAGCGACGCTGCTGTAAGGATACCACCAGGACTCATTAAACTAAAAGATCCCTTAGATGCACCCGTTGCTGCTGCGTCTGCCATCTTCTTTGCTGTCGTTGCTTTTGCTGTAGCTCCACCCAACCCTAGTTGCCCCGCAGCACTTTTAGCAAAGTTTCCAACACCTGGTATTGAGCCTATACCAAAAGCAAGAGCACCATCTTTTAGTGCGTCTTCTAAATCTCCACCACTTGCTAATCGTCCTAGTCCTGCACCGACGGCAGCTGCCATAGCGGTGCCTCCAGTTAAAAGTCCCGCTATTCCTCCTAAAACTGATCCTAACATAATCTGCCCTAACTTATGCTTACTGTTACCGATCCTAACCCACTTGTAGCAGAATTACCAGTACAATGTGGGATATTCACTTTGCTAATTTTTAATACTCCGTCCACTTCAAACAAGGCTCCTACCTCTAATGTGGTATCGTCACCAGACGGAAGATTCGTAAACGTCATCTTTGTTGCCCGTGCTTCACCAGGGTTTCTTTGCTGATCCACAAAAATAGAGAAAGAACGCACCACATCAGAAAAGTAATTTTGGTCGTAATCCTCTGGTGGATATGGAAATAATGGTGCAGGTACATTTCTAGTAGACATCAGCGTCTCCCATCTTGTCGAACATCAAGGCGTGGTGTGCCTAGTCTCCACATAACGCCCGTTACGTCACTTTCAATACGAAAAGCAAAAGATCTCCCTCTTGCTCGTAAATGTATCTGCTCAGTAAACTGCTCTACGGGTGTAGATACAGACTGTGTCACCGTGTTACTGTTTGTTTCGTTAAAGGTCACACCAGGGAAGTTTCTTGTTTTTACCACCATATTCACCCGTGGTGTCTCATTTGTGCTGTCTCTAAAGGTTACATCGGGAATCATCCGTCGTATGAACGAGAACTTTTCTCCGTCTCCTATATCTATCTGACTTGATTCAATGTTCGCGGATATAGCAGAAGGAGGATTGGTGCTACCGTCATCTTGTCCAAACTCATGGTAATATAGCTTATTATCGGTGTGTGCTGCAATCGGATACTGGTTGATACCACGATCCACCCACGCGGTTCGTGTAAGGTTGCCAAAATACCACACTTTTTCTTGATAGTTGTAGATGACATAGCGGTCGTTTGTGGTGCTGTTTTTGGACGGATAGAACCACCATACCTCACCATACGAGGAGTTATGACCCGCTGTTACCTTACCAATCTGATCTCTGTTAAAATCACCAAATACATAATCCAATACGGTGCATGGTAGACGTTGCACAGTACCACCATATACATAGAACTCTTTTGACCCCATCCAGAATACAAAGTCGTTTACCGCTACGGCTGCGTTTGGACTGGCAATTGTAATATTTCGTGATATTTCGTTCAAACCAAAAGTGAACGGTGGGCCTAGAAATTGCATCCCGTGGAGCGATACGTCTGTATACACCAATATCTGTTGCTTGGTCTGTATAGCCACGACTATCTCAGAACCCGTAGATATACGCAGTTCGCCTGCCGTATTCGTTGCTAGACTTTGCCACGCTGTAAGACTTTCTTGTGATCCAAAGCGTATAAGTAGTGGATCTTGTGTGCCAATAGAGGCTTCGCCATCACACCCAAAAGCAATGACATGTCTATCTTGGTCGGACACCATAATCTGCTTAGCTACCGTAGGAGCGAGCGTAGATCCAGACAAAGTGTTTAGTTCCACGGCTCGTGAAGAGGTGCCCGACGTTCTATCCCAATAGTAAATACCACCGTTTTTTACGTTCATAAGAAGATCTTCACCAAAGTTATCGTGTGTCCAGTTTGTAAGATTGGCACCCGATACAGTAGACTCCGCAGGCATCCCCCACCCAAAGCTTGCCTCGATCACCGCTTCGTTATCCGCATGAGTGGCTGCAGTGGTGCTAAGAGATCCTCTTATTAATCCAGTAAATGTTGTAGACGTTGTACCCGTGTATTCTATTATTTCATCTTCAATCTTTATGTACCCAGAACTAGGAAAGGCTGCAGCAGAATCAACTGTTGCTGTGGTCACCGTAGCGTCAGACGCTAATCCGCTACCATTAATCAAGGTTACGGTGTCGTCTGTTGCGGTAGCATTACCTTTGACTAACCGCACCAACTCTCCGTTTGAATGCACAACTGCTGTTGTACCGCCATGTCCACGAGTCACGGTCAGTGTGTTAGAGGATATCCCACCTACAAGCATAAGCTCACCCGCTACGCTAATAACATCAGAGGTTGATATGCCCGTGGCACTTGCCACATCTACACCAGTTTCGGATGCATCAAGCTCTTCAGCGAGTGTTGTTGTTAATTCATCAGAATCTATTCCGTTCCAGACACCGGCACCCCAACCCGTGCCAAAGAAGTTTGTATCAAGACCCGTGTTCACTTGATATTTACCCACTACAGAACTGCCACCGTTACCAGAATCAGAGCTATTTGCGGATACGCTAACAGCGATGGTGTAGGTATTATTGTTTACCACGTTTGTAACTTGGTGTTCTGCGTTAAGTATTGCAGCTGTCACATTCCCACCCAAGGACGCTGCCCCAGAAAAAGTAACAAAATCATTCAATACGGCTCCATGAGCAGCATCGGTCACAGTTATTGTACTACTGCCATTCGTAGCGGCAAAAGTAACATCTCCAGACCCCGTCGTGGATCGAAGAGGCGTAATATCGTTGTATTGACCACCATCGGCTATGTAGTATTTAAGGTTTGTGCCAAGACCCAAGTATTTAGTGCCGTCTAACGCCACCCAACTAAACAAGGCTCGACATGTACCCAGAAAGGTATTGTCGCTATAAGACTGCCATCCCCCAATCTTTTCTGCTGCACCAAATCGAAACCGTATTTTGTCGCAAGAAAACCACCCACCCTCATTAGAATAGGATGTTGATTCTCTGTTGATTCCTGGTTTAAATTTAAGTGCAGTTAAGGGCATATTAACCTGGTCTTAATTGAACAGCTACAAAATTAAAACTACTTCCTGATATTGTAGCTCCTGCGGGTAATAAAGTTGCAAAGGTATCTCTTGTTCCACTGTCTCCATCAGTCATATTTAACGTGTGACCCGATCCTCCAACAGTTACTGTAAAAGTGAATGATCCTGCTGACACAGAACAACCCGAAATAAAAGTAGGGTAGGTGCTTGCAGTAAAACTTGTTGTGGTTCCAGAGGAAATTGCTCCTGAAGTATTTTGTAGAAAGTCGTTCTTTATAGATATAGTAGGAGTTGCTCCACCAGAAGACTCTATAGGATCAGTCGCACCCACTGATGTCACTGTTCCATCCCTAGCTGAGTTTATTTGATCCGTGGTTCGAGTCACTCCATCTAATAAATTTAACTCAGAGGTGCTTGCTGTTACCCCATCCATAATATTGAGTTCAGCTGCTGTTGCTGTAACCAAAGTGCCTCCTAGTTTCAAACCATTAGATGTATCATGTGAGGCTATATCTACGTCTGTTGAGCCATCGGCAAAAACAACATCTCCAGTGACTAACATGGTATTATTACCATCCTCGTCATATTCAATGCTTACGTCCTTGTCTGTACCAAAATTAAGTTTTTTGTCGTCAGCTATTGTTACATCTCCACCCGATATTAAAAGAGTGTCGGTGCCGTCCTCATCATATTCAATACTCACATCTTGGTCAGATCCAAATTTTATTTTTTTGTCGTCAGCGATGTAAATATCACCAAATTCTGCTGAAGTAGAGCCTATATCCGCACCACCAGAAGTATCGGGTAGTATGGACGTTGTAGCGGTAATCGTGGTTCCAGTAATTGCTGCGGGTGTTGTACCACCGATTACCACATTATCTATGGCTTGGCTTGTGGTAAATAAAGCCGTTAAATCAGTCACTGCAGCACCCGATCCCGCTCCGTCAGCAAAGATTATGGCTCCAAAACCATTGAGAATAGTTACATTTGCACCAGAACCTTGCGTAAAAGTAACAGATTGTCCAGAAGCATTCTTAACAAAATATAGTTTATCCGCGTTATTAGGCTCAATCGTAATAGTATTCGTGCCAGAGGGTGAACCTCCTAAGACAAGAACCTTAAACATACCGTCCGATAAACTACCATCACTCGTTGTTAATGTGTGCGTGGTGCCCGATAGACTAATAGAACCTACTCCATTTATTAGGCGGTCTACAATATCAAAGTTATTATTGGTGGTCGTGCCCCAAGCTCCCGCTTGTTCACCGAGTCCTATCTTCTCTATTCCACCGTTGTCTGTATACGTCGATCCCATGTGTTACCTCTTTTCTTCTGTCCATGTCTGCGAGGCTCCAGTGGTAACTGTCGTCCACGTTGGGGTGTTCGAGGTGCTCACATTCGCGTATGTCGTTGTGACACCAGGTACAACCTTGCCCCATACTAATACATCTGCCAAAGAAAGTGTAGCAGAAATTCCAGTTAATGAAATACTTGCCGTTCCTACGATAGAAGGAGATCCAAGAGCCGTGGTTCCTACCACCGTAGTTACATTTGCTGCACCTTGTGCTTGAATAGTTGCCGATCCGATAGCCGAGGTTGCTGATTGTCCGTTTAGCGGTACAAAAGCACCAGGTAGTTCAGCAATAGAGACTTCTGATATGGCATTGAAGCCAAGCATTAGTCAGCGTCCTTGATTGTCAGTGTGCCTTCCTTTACTTGTTTTAGTATTTCTGCGTAGTGTCTGTTGGCAGGGTCTAGTGGAATCCACATAGTTACACTGTCTATAGTAGCACGAACCATTTCATTTTCTTTCGTATGTGGGTTTTTGGTGTATTGTGCGTTAGATATTTTCATAGCTATAACTCCGCTTCTGCTTCAAATCCGTCATTAAAATACCAATAACCATCAGCACTATCAATAGTAACAAGTCCACCAACATGAAGTTTATTAACATTCACAAATTGAAAATTAGACCAATTATAAGCAGTGCCAACCTCTATTTTTGTACAAGACGGCCCTGTTCGCATTTCCACAGGTAGAACTGCGGAAAATGCACAATTATTATAAAGAGCATCTCTATTACCAGAACCTCTTGTTCTGGCAACTGTCATAAAATACCTTTGACACTTAGCCAATGTCCTCTCAAAAGGCTCATGCTCAAAACTCGTTGGGTTCTGCCCTACTTCTAACTGAACACCTGTGATGAAGAAGGTTCTATCTGTGCTGTCAAAGAATGAAGTTTGACTATCTGAAAGTCTTGTTGTGTTTGATATAGACTCCCAAGTGTTTGCTGAAAACGTGCCACTTGTAAAGTTTGATCCACCATGTAAAAATATATTTAAAGACAACGACAAAGCGTTGTCGTCATCAAACGCACCTGTTGTATCTTTTGGAAAAGATAACTCTACTCTTGCCCAATCTGTAGTGACAGAAAACTCTTTAGCCACTCTTCTTGAGTTGTCGCCATCCTCTAGCTCACAAGTATATGTAGCAGAAGCGTTGCCCTTTACATAAAAAGATACAGCGTATGGTTTTGCACTTGTTGTTCCTTTAGCAAACATCTGTAGGTTTTGACCTTCTATCCTTTGTTGTAGAGAAAGTAACTCATCCGCAGCAATAGATGTGTCTGCCGTAGTGCAAGATAATTTTAAAGAGTTAGCAAAACCCTCTGGTGCGGAGCCATCTTGTACCATAGTAAATCGCCCTGCTGAAGTACCACCAATGTTCATTCTAAATCTATCAAGTGTTTGATAGCCTGGGTCACTGCTACCCAATCCTGTTTCTGATGTGCTTCTCTGTGCCACATTCATCGCACCATTAATGATGACATTCCTGTTTACTCCACCACCCCCTGCGTTGATGTTGCCTATAAGGTTTGCTAAGTCTGCTGCTTTGCTCATGCTAGGTCTCCTGTGAGATGAAAATATACTCTACCATCTTGGTTTGATAAAGAGTCAGTCCTTGAAAGTAAAAACTGTTGTATCACACTTGTTGTTGGTGTACCAAAACCATCGTTTTCAGCGTACTGAGAGCCACCAGTAGGGCAACTGCTTGTGCTGTTCATATTGTTTGTTAGAGTGTTCTGATAATTACCTGTACCTCCATCAGCTTGACTTGACACATTAAAGGAGTCCTCTACAGTTGCAGGTTGACTTGAAACAGACCATGCCTTACACAACCCCTGTTGCAGATTAGTCGTGGTGCTATTACCTTCGCCTGTCACAGCGATTGACCCTGCTGTGCTGACACCTGTTAATGTATTTATTTTAAGTGTCGATGCCATTATGCTAAATCTCCACTACATTGACAAAACGCAGAATCAGTATCTACATAACTCTGTGATGCACCACCATAAGGCATATTAGTAGATGTTATACGATATGTGCTTGTTGTGTGTTCATTAACTCTACAACCTATAATATAATCAACATCTCTACCACCTTGCGTAGTAACACTAAATTTATCGTTACCCATATTATTAGTAAAATTCACATATACTTTTCCTGTGCTTTGATCGGTGAAACTTGCTGTATTGAAAGAATCTCTAGCAGAAGGAGTACTTCTTTGGTCAAAGTTTACCCAGTTTTTTAATAATCCTTGTTGAACACTCGTAGTAGTCGTACCACCCTCTCCAACGATAGTGGTCTGTCCTGTGGAGTTCATGGTTAGCTTTGTAGCATTGGCTACCTTCAGCAATATCTGGTCATTAGTCGCAAGATCAATACCAGTGTCATTATCTCCCCCTGCATTGACGATTGTATCTACTTTAATTTCACTTGCCATTATGCTAAATCTCCGTGTACTGTAAAAGAAGCTTCTAAATACTCATCTGCACTACCGTTATCTTCTTTAACATCAATTTGATAATTACTTGTAGTTTTATCAACATGACCTATAATTTGTCCTTGTCCTCCATTATCACGCTCTCCCCCTCCTAAAGCAGAATAATCGTCATTACCCATACTGTTTGTAAAAGCTAAAGTTTGGTCACCTGTGCCGTTGTCTGTCAAACTAGCATGATTAAAACTATCTACTATGGTAGGGTCACCTCCACCATCTCCTGATGTTTGACAACCTGCCCAAGCCTTACATAATCCCTGTTGCAGATTAGTAGTCGCAGATGTACCTTCACCCAAGACATTTATACTGCCACCTGTGGTGCTACCTTTTAAATTATCTACTCTAAGTTCACTTGTCATAATATTGTATAAAATCCATTAACTGTTAGCGTTGCTGATGCACCGACTGTAATAGGTCCTGCTGATAGGGCATTGGTTGTACTACTGATTGTTATGTCAGCACTGATAGTCTGCCCATTGGTTCGTATAATACTGTCATTACCTAAGAAGGGATAGCGTGTGTCTGATTCTGACTTGGTGTAGCTGTTAGCTATACTAAACGCATCATATACCACTATCTCGACAACATCGTTGACGGATGCACCTGTAACTAAAACCACTGTTGTGCCTGTTGTGGATGTGTAGTCTGTGGCAGGGTTTAGTAATATTCCATTCTGATAGACATCGACATACTCACCATCTGCATATGTGAGTGTATTGGAATTAGCATCCGAACCACTAAAAGAAGTCTGACCTGCTGTGGCTTGGTATATAAACCGTGTTCTTACGCCTTGGTTTGGTGCTTTTCCTATATATGGCATTATTCTTCCTTAAAGTTACTCATCTTGAATTGTTAATGACTTTGCTTTTACTCTCTTGTTGATTTCATCTAGTAATTCATCACCTTGTATTGCATCAGAGCTATTAACATGACGAGTTTCACCATCTACATCTACGACAATATATTTAATTTTTGTGTTAGGTTCTGTGTAATATTTGGCATTTTCTAATTTAGTTGTGTCATTTATCATTTTTATTTCCTTACACTGGGTTTCTAAAACCAAATAAACTCATGTGTGTTTTTGTGGCTGCATTACCAGACGCAGTGCTAATTACAAACCCTGTAAAAAAATCATCTGCCTGAGAGGAGTCATACCTTCCAGCAGAAAATGTTCTTGTAAAACAATCATCAGAGGCTTCATATCCTACTAAATCTGATTGAATCCAAGGTCTGTAAACAGAACCTCTATCTGTGCTTGTTCCTCCCAATACTGGTGCAGTATGATTCCAAAAATTTATTTCTCCATGTATACCACCCACAAGATTAGAATATATCTGACTCCATAGTCTAATTGAAGAATCACCACTTGCTGTAGTTCTATCTAAGCTTGTTGAGTCAGAACGTAATCTATCCACTACCCAATAATAGTTTGTAGCAGTTGTGTAAGTATTTGTAGAATACAACCATTGAAAATTAATCGTATTATTATGGGAACCAGTTGCAGTAAAAAACCCAATAACTAACTTGTAATAAAGATAATCTGCTGAAAAACAATTTCTAAATTCTATGTTACCAGTTGACTGATTGATGTCACCATCAGTCGCAGAAACTTTGTTTTCAATAAGTTCCCAACCTTGCATAGACTTTGCAATCTTTGGTTGTGTGACATTAACATCTGTTATTTTCGCAGTTGTTATATTTGCGTCAGTAATACCACCTGTTCTAACTCTGGTTAATGCCATTTATTTACCTCATGCGTAAGGGCTGTCACCCAATGTACTTGTATCCCAAGCAGCTTTTAGTTTAGCGATTGTGTCTGCATCATCTATAGCCTTTGCAGCAGGGGCATCTCTCAATGCTTTCTTCTTTTTTACTGATGCTGTTTTAGCCGATGCGTCATCAGCTTCCAATGCTTTCATGTAGACTACATCTTCAGCTTCTAACAAAGGCTTTCTGACTTCTCTGATCTTGTCTTTGAATATCTTCTTAGCCTCCGTCATGTCTTCGGATATCACAGAACCACTGAGCTTCCATGC